AATTCAGGGACATCATCCTCATCATCCTCATCATCCTCATCATCCTCATCATCCTCATCATCCTCATCATCCTCATCATCCTCATCATCCTCATCATCCTCATCATCCTCATCATCCTCATCGTAATTATCAGAAAGAAGTTCCCCGTTGATCATGTGGTGCATTCTAGCAACAGAGTCCTCCAATGTCAACCCGAATACTTGAGTGGAAATAACCACATCTTTGATATGCGCTACACCCATGCCCTTGGTTTTCAATACCCACTCATCTAGGTTTCCAATAACGTCATTTGCGCGGGCAAACACAGCTTCGATATAAACCCTACGGGCAGCAGCACTCGGCATACCAATTTGCTCAACAACATCAAAGCGGCTTGGCCGGTTGATAAGACGTGCGGGCATTCTCTCTGGATGATTCGTCGTTGCAATGAACATCACATTGTCAATCTGACACTCCCCATCGAGTAGAGCAAGTAGAGCGCCTTCATTTCGAAGCATGCTATCTATATCTTCAAGAATAACAACAATCGGACGCACCTGTTCGATCCTACGAAATGCTTGTAGTCCAGCAATCGCATTTCCGGGATCATTAACATAAAACACTACACCACCCATATCGACAATATGGTTGGATACCAAATTGATCGTTGAAGTCTTACCACTGCCCGGAGGGCCATAAAGCATGATTCCGCGCTTCCACAAGTACCCATATTGTCGGAACTTGTCTTCGTTCTTCCAAAACTCCTTTACAAGTTGCAGGATGTTGTCTGACTGTGTATCTGGGAGATGGATGAGTTCATCGGTCTCATTACTATGGGCCTCAAAGTATACTCCACGCATACTGTCGAAAATGTTGTATTGTCCAGCAGGCACGGTCTTTATGACCCGACCTGTTGGAAAAAATACTGTGCCATCTGCTTCGATTGCCCATTGGCAGGCATCGTCAGAATTTAGTTCGTCGGGATCGTAATCTGCATTATCGGACATTTTTGAATCTCTCTCCATTGTATGTTGTAAAGGAAAGGATTATACGATAAATAGTCATAAGCGTCAATGGAGAATTACATGAATCTGCTCAATGAAATGACAAACAAAATGGAGATTGATCTATTGGAATCAGAGATAGATGATGTCCTAACACAATATCGCAATATTATCAGCTTCGCACAATTGTATGAAGGATCAGCTATTCTGGCTAGCTTGCCTGACGACTTGATTGAAAAGATAACTGAAATTGAGCGACGTATGGAAGTTATCGAAAAGGCCAAGAATCTGCTCAAGAAATTAGAAGACGGTGGCTGGGATAAAAAGAAAGTGAAATATCATAGACAGCGCCTGTATGATAACCGGGAAAGAATTCGCAAATCAATGTATTCTGCAAAGAAGAAAATGGTTGCTCTCGAAAAAGCAGTTCAAGGCATGGTTGACGGAATTAAGCCTCAAGATGGCTTATCTTACAGCGAATCATAATTAGCTGAGCCAATTCCTTAACTGATTTTACTACAGGCAAACCGAATCGGCGGGATACATACTTGATATATCCCGCTTTCTCGTAACCATCCGATAAGTGTATAATCGATTCCTTCGTTTTATACATACCCATTTCGACTAAAGTGATTGGTGCCACTGAAGTATCATCGTAAAAAAGACTTCTATGTCGGCCATGATTAGACCTAAGTGTTCCCAATCTGTTTGTTTAGTGAAAGCTGGATTATCTGCATCTTCATCACCAATACGTTCCTCCCAATCTTTGACGGTTGGGTCAAGGATAATAATATCCATGCCCTGTGCCGAAAGTAGCTCGATTACTTCTTCTCTCCAAGGACTCATCGTCCCTCCGAGAAAAATCGAACACTTAGTGCGGTCCATCTTTTCTAGATCATCATCAGGGGTTAGTATCTGCATAAAGTTCATTTTCCAATTTTATTATGTAGCGTTTCTACTCAACGACGGCTCGATTAACACTTGAAATGTTTGCGGGTCTATACCGCAGCCTATTCAAGTACCACTTATTGAATGCAATCTGCATTCGCAAGCCGAAATATCTGTTCATTTTTTCTTTCTGTTTCCTCTCATATTATTTAGTGTTTAAACAAAAAAGGGACGCACACGCATCCCCCCTACTTACAACATAGCACCTTTAGTGCCTGTCGGCATTTGCTATGTCTCGGGCATCCATGAAAGCCTTTACCTCTTCAAATGAGTACGGACGGTATTCGTCAGTTATGACTTTACTATCCACACCCATATCAGCAGACTTGCCGTAAGGTGGTAGCGTTCCATGTGAATGCCCGTAGAGCATCCAAGACCCATGGTGGGATCGATTCCACACCCGGTGCCCGTAATGAGCAAGAACGATGTGCTGTTTCTCCCACGTAATTTCGCGGTAATCGAAAATACCATTGAGCAATTTCTCACCCAGAAGTTCTTTTCGATAATTCCTCAGAGTCTTATCGTGGTTTCCCAGAATAAGATTCTTCTGACCATTGAGTCGTAGTAATAGTTCCTTGATTCTTCCAATGTTCGCAAACGCGAAATCACCAAGGAACCACACTTGATCGTTTTTACCCACAGCTGAGTTGTGGGTTTTGATCAATAACTCATCCATTTCCTCAACGGAACTGAAAGGTCTTCCTGCATACTTGCAGATGTTTCTGTGACCATAATGCTGGTCGCTCGTAAAAAACATACTCATATTATTTCTCCTATATTGAGTTGCTTTTTACCCCTGTGAGCTTAACTCTTTAGTGCAGACAATAGGTGCTGGCGCATTGCCTCTAGCTGATTACTATATACATTCTTGGGGTTCACGTCAAGCACTTTCTTGAACAGTGGCATAAGCCCCATATAATCCGACATGTTGGACTTAGGAATGGCAAGCTCCCCGAATGCTTTGTAATAAGTCCCCACATTGCCGTTGTCGTTGACAACTTTTGTATTAATATTCAATGCAATTTTGAATTTTTCTTTCGTATATCCACCATTAGTATATCCACCATTAGTAGTACCAATATCAAAAGTGTACGACTCAATGCTAGCGATGACTTGAACATTTTTGTTTTGACTAAGAAATATTACAGTATTTGTTGGAAATGATCCGCCAGCGATAACCCGTACATCATCTATCATCAGGTCATCAAAAATTTCTTCTATTAGCGAAGCCGTATCCTTATCGCTAAGCATATGGTTAAGTTAAGTTAAGTTAAGTTAAGTTTTTAATCGTCTCCGAGCGCAAACCCAAATAGGTGCAAGAGGCTCGTGAACAAGTTAATAATATCCAGATACAGTGAGATGGTTGCTGAGATATAATTCGTCTCACCCCCATTTACAATGCGGCTGGTGTCGTAAAGGATGTAACCACACATCAATAGAGCTACAATAGAAGACAATGCTAGTGACAAAGCAGGAATTGCCAAAAAGATGTTTGCAATCATTGCAACTACTGCAACAAGCAAACCTACAAATAGGAATCCGCCCATGAAGGAAAAATCCTTTTTAGTTGTCAGTACATAGCCAGACAATCCAAAGAACGCAATAGCAGTCGTACCAAACGCCAGAGTCACAATCTCTGCACCGTTTGGGAGCCCAGCATACATGGCGACCAATGGACCGGTAAAGTACCCCATCATACCAGTGAACAAGAAGGTCATTGGCAACCCAAGCCAACTATTTTTAGTGAATTGTACGCCAAACAAGGCGGCAATTATAAAGACGAATCCCATAATACCAATCGGTCCAGCGCCCGTCATGATCGCAATGGCCCCAGTAAATGCACTGAATACCAACGTCATTGACAATAGAGCGTAAGTGTTTCGCAAGACACTGGTCGTCTGGACATCCATTACATTTCCAATATTACTCTGAACCTGCATCGTCATTCTCCTTTAGGGCATCTGTGAGTAAGTCTTTAAATTTCTGCATTTCTTCAACGGTGAGCCCGAAATAAACCCCGGCTTTTACGAACACGTATACGTCCGTTCCCCGCTTATCTATAACTCTTTCAAGTTTGATTTCTCTCATAATAATTGGTGACTCGGGTGGGACTCGAACCCACAACCAGCGATATTAGAAGTCGCGGCTCTGCCCCTTGAGCTACCGAGTCTTATCTCCTTTTACGTTTTAGGTTTTTCTTGACCTTTGATCTTGCCAGCTTGAGTTTTACTTCACCCGCATAGCACGTAAAGACGATTCCGTCAAGATGATCCAGTTCATGCTGATAACAGCGAGCAACCAGCCCATTCATTTCCGCCGTGATATGATTTCCGTCTAAATCGTAATATTCAGCAACAATGTATTCGGGTCGATTCAGCATTAGCTCCAGACCCGGAAATGAAAGACACCCTTCTTTGTAAGAGGATATGGTCTCGGACTTTTGCACAACAGACGGGTTTATACATACGTATTTCTTACCTGCAATCTGCATAATGAACATTCTAACATTATCACCGATTTGAGGACAAGCCAAACCAATACCATTACTGGATCGCATGGTCTTAAACATTTCCTCAGAAAAGTTGATAAACTCATGGTTACCGAATATTTCTTCAGGAACCGGAGTACTGACGACAGTCAGTTCATCAGCAGTTTCAGGTAGAAGTTTGATCATTTTTCAATGCCTTTTCTTGTACCTTATTTACCCACTTGGCTCGCTTGCGATCTAGTCCAGAAAGAACACACACATAGATTTCGGATGCGGGCTTCTCAGGGTAAAGACGGGCGAGAGCATCCATCATACAGATGATAACATCAGCAGCTTCGTGAAACGGTGCATCCAATTCACGTGGCTTGTTGGTAATCTTGCCACGTTCAATCTGTACAGCTTCAGAAAACTCACCAAGTTCCTCGGTGGCCTTTGCCAACACATCACTAATTTCCCAACCATCAGCCTCTGCTAGAGGTTGCAACTTTCGTGAATCTTTGATAGTTTCGTACATGGCTTCTCGTTCAAACAGCATTATTAGCTCCCTATATCTCGTTTGAGCGGCAAGCATAGTCCATCTTGACAATGATGTAAAGAGCAAATAGAATGGATTTCGCTTAATCAAGGAGAGCGCCCTATGCAAGTGAAACATGTTATCACTGAAAGTGGTTCAAACATTACCGAAGTGCAGTTAGATTTTAACGAGTTAACCTCGATCCAGATTGGAGCGCTCCGGGCAATTTCTGCTGGTCGTCTCGACTTTGATAATGCATCTGACCGAATGATGGATGTTATTTACGAGCTTCAACATTACAACCTATTGGATAGGTCTATGGAACTTACCGTCACAGGTAATAAAGCTGTTGGACTCGCAGATCGGCTAGGTGGTAGTGCAGAACGTCGTAGAGCAGCATCAAAGGAAACCACACCTGATCCAGAAGAGGTTGATAACAGTGATGCAGATTATGATACCGATTACGAAAGTGATTTTACATATGACAAAGGCGATCTGCCAGAATTCAATACTAATCGGTTAGAGTTATCGGATTATGCCATATAAAAAAGGGGGCTAAGCCCCCTTTTTCATTTAGCGGTAATACTCCTAATGAACTTGAGTAAGTTCTCTTTGAGATATTTTTGTGCTGCTGGGTCGTGTTGAACTGCTTCAGCAAGTGTGAGCACTTCACGCCCCTTTGCGTCCTGCTGTAGTGATTCATAGATGGGGTTCAGCATAGCGCCATGTGCTGATGGTGTGACAACAAGATCACATGTAACAAGCATGAATCCTTTAACCATACCATCGTCACCAACATCACCAGTTCCGCGACTAGAAATCCCGTAGCGTGCGCCACTCTCTGCCATGACCTTAGCAATCTGACCCATTGGGGTTTCTAGTAGTTCGGCCTTACCCACAGCGTTTGCGCCATTCATGCGCAATTCTTTGATGACATGAGATACACGGTCCATGTTAATCGTTAGAGTTTGTGGGTGGTCAAGCTCACCAAAAATACCACCATGTGTCTTGATCTGGTTCGCAGCGTTGTTTACTGCACTGCTGATTTCAGCCAATGGGTATACTCGCCCATTGCGATTCTGAATATCAGCCTGCATAAAGATACCAGACATTAGTACCTTATTTTTACCGGTCGTAGCATCCTTCTTGACTTCGGTAATAATATTACCTTCGTCTGGCTGGAGTGCCTCTCTTAGAAAATCGGTGCTCATAACAACCCCCTTAGTTGTGCTGCTTTCTCACATCGTGAGAGTCATACGACGCATCAGTTTCTATGTCAGATGCTCCACCCGGATGTGCTGCTTCAGAGCCCCCACGTACAGTGTCCTTGTGCTTCTTACGAACATCTGTGCTATCATAGTATCCCTTTAGATGGCGCTTATCTTTCATGCCATCACCTTCTTCGGAACCATGCTTATCCATGTTAGGGTCTTTGTACTTACCTTCATTTCCACCCTCATAGTCACCCATGCTCCCGTCTTTGTTCTGGCCCTTACGGACTGATGCCCAACGCTTTGCACGATCTGACTTCATTGCAGGCTGCTTTAGAACAGCATCCTCAACTCGGCCTTCGGACAAGTCTAGTGTGCCTTCCTTGACGTTGAAGCGAGTTGCGATAAACGAATACAAGGATTCCATGTCATCAAATTCTTTTGAGAACTTACCGTCCATCGAAATAAAATCGATACCACTCGCCATATCATCATGGTCGATTTTTACACGACCAACTTTCTTGCCACTGACCATAACATCGTCACCATCGAGTTTGATTTGGCTATCGCCAGTGAACTCTAGAACGTGCTTAGACTTCTCGCCAATAACGGATTTCATGATCGCTTGATCAGCATCATCCTCTGTAGCGACAAGATCGATAAACTGCCCCAAGGCTTCATAAATTTTTGTTTTATCAGTCATGCTGATTTCTCCTGTTAACTATCGCCTGCGATTGAGATTTCCATCCACTGACGAAATTTACAAGGATTGTAACCCTCTTCACCGTCACCTTTTTCAATCTTGTCGCACTTGCGCTGTTGTTTTTCTGCTGCTCTGCCCTCACGGGAAGAGCTATCAATTTTTTCAAGCTCATCTTCCTCTTTGTCAACGACTTCCGAGAAAGAGTTAAAATACTTGTAGTATTCTTTCAAATACGTTTTGTAGCGAGGCCGACTCATGCTCCACCTCCGCCACCGCCGCCACCAGCACCACCGCCACCGCCACCGCCGCCGGAGCCGCCAGTACCACCAGAGCCGCCAGCAGAACCCCCGGCGCTTCCGCCAGAGGTTCCGCCCGCTGATGTACCACCCGAATCGCCACCACTAGACATATCACCGGCTGACGAATCGTTGTTGCCCTGTGAATTAATACCTAGTCCAACACCAGTCCCATATACGTCTTTCTTCTTCTCACGCGGCTTCTTAGAAGCTTTGGAAGCATCATCTGTATAGGCATTGGGTAAATCGCCTCCTGAAAGGTTGGTTTTATTACCCTTTGATGTTACATTGACAAGTTCGTTGAGTTTCACTATTACTTACCGTCGGATTTTTTGTTTTCAGTTACTGGTTTACCGTCAACCGCATCTTTTTTCTTGTATAAGTTTGGTTTTTCACCTTTGTAATCTTTATGATCGATCTTTCCAGACTTACTCACAGAGCCCTTCTTAGCAGTTACGTCGTCCAGACTTGCGTCATGAGAACCTTTCACAACTGGGCTGTCGGAGCCAGTGTCGTTCACTTCTTCAACAGGAGCCTTGCCTTTGACCTTACCGGCCTTTTGCTTAGCTTTCATATCTTTAGCACCAGCTTTGTGGTGACGACGAGCCGCTCGTGCTTGTTGCTTGCCAGCGGTCATCATGCTTTCATCTACTTCATCTTCAGGATCAAGCATTTCACTTACAATTGCCTTGGACTTATAAGCCATGACTTCTTTCTTAAGAGCGTCCGCCTCTTCGTGGTCGTCTCGTGATAGTGCCATAACCATGTCACGGATTTTACCTTTCATTTCACTCATTAAAGAGTTCCTCCATATTAACTTTACCTCGTTCGAGGTCCGTGTAGAAGTTACGTTCAAATTCCTCAACAATAGATTGACGCACGTCTATGGGGAACATTGTTTCCCATAGACGTGGATCGCGACCGTGCTCTGTAGCGTATTGCTTAGCTGCTTCAGAAACCACACGCATCCAAGCACGTTCAGCAAGCTCAGTGTTATACTCAGCCTTTTTATAATGCTTTACTAGTGTACGCTTAACGGCAGGAACCTGTTCGTTAACAGTATTATTACCCTCAATAAAGAGGGCAAGTTCTTTTCCTAGAGACTCTTCGCTGAGAGTCTCGTGTAGTGATTTTGCCTTTTGAGAACCCTGAAGAAAATTAGAAAAACTTTCGCTAACCTTTCTGTCAGAATTCTCGGAAATAATTTCGTTCAAAAATGATTTTTTCATTTTCAACCTCATAAAATCATGTAGTTATGATTATTTATGGGTTCGGAGTTAAATAGTGTCAAAATTAAGCCTCGTTAGGGGGTGACTCTTCACCACCCTGATCCAGTGGTTGATCTTTATCTTGTTCTTCACCCTCTTCCCCGGTGTCGGTTTCTGGATCTTCCTCGCCCCCCTCGGGAGCTTCCCCACCTAAACCGCCGCTGCCGCCGCCGCTACCGCCGCCAAGTCCACCATCGAATCCGCCAGCCTCAGCATCTTCTGGCCGGTACAATAGTGCCAAATCGCGGTCGTCACCTGTACCATCAATTCCCTTCTCCTTACGAAGCATGTCTTCGTTGAGGCGAATTTCATCTTTGGATAGACCGGCGTAACGCTCAAGGATGAATCTCTTCGAGAAGTACTCAACACCGTCAACACTGCTGAAGTTGTTAAGCATATCGGCATCAATAGCTTGCTGCCTCGACTTGAAGTAGTCAGATGGTTCTGGGAGAACCAAACGATAAATGGTTGGATCAATCTTAAATCCCGAATCATGAATCCAACGCTTAAACTCTCTGTCAAGAACTTCCTCAACATATCGCTGTAGACGCTGAATGTACAACATGAATTTGATTTCTTGGATGTAAGCCAAACCTACACGGGAACTATTATCGATCTGCTCACCATCCTGTGTGGTCGTACCCATATAAGAACCGGGGATTCTCAAAGCTCTCCACATCTTACGGTAGAAGTAGTCTAACTCTGTAAGCTCACCAAGACCTTGACCACCCGGCAAAGTCTCCACGCGTGAGCTATTACCGTTGGGTCGGACTGCGAAATAGAAATCTTCGTTCATGCTTTGTGGGTTGTATACTGATTCAGACTGCCACTTTCCACCGTATTTGGCAGGAATCTTCTTCTGCTTGATTTGGTTTCTAAACTTCTCAAGTACTCCCGGAACCAAATGGTCAGGACGATTGCCCACGTCAATGTAGAACACCCTCTTTTCGGGTGCTCTAGAAATACGATAGATTAGAATGGAGTCTTCAAGAAGTTCTTTCTGTTTGAATACTTTATATGCTGGCCTTAGAACAGACGTTCCAAATGGTGCCTCTTCGGACATATCATCCGATATACTGAATCTAATAATCTGGTCTCGGTCCATAACCTTGACGTTTTGATCACCAATATCACCGTGTGCCGAAAAACCAGAGCCTGACTGCCAATGCTGATTAGGCTTCAGGTAGTCCTGTTGTATGTGCCACCCACGGATATCGGTAATATCGTCCTCGGTGACGATAGCGCCCACTACGTGCTTTGGATGAACATACTTAAACGGCTTGTTTAATTTATCTGACCTCTCAAAAAAACAATCACCATATTTTATCAGGTTTCGTGCCAGACTGAAAAGGCGTCCCCCTTGCCAATTGTGAATTTTACACCACGTCTTCATCGCTGTACGTAATGTGGTAAACACATGTGATGGGGCGTTTTCTTCAGAGCCCGCCTCAATCATAAGCTCCAAAGGCATACGAGACTTGGGGTTGTTGCCCGTCATTTCCTCTGCCATAATATCAAGCGCACGCGCAACATCAATATCGTTATCCATTACATCGTACTCACGGTATCGTACCAGTCGTGTGGTAGAACCTTGAATGATGCGTTGATACCAAGTGTGATTGCCGTACAGACCCCGGCTACCAGAGGTATCCTGACTATCGTTGACTGATACGTTGGGAGCCTGCGGCGATACAACCTTAAAGTATGTGTTAATGCTATTTGATGCCACGGTATAATCCTATTCTTTGGTATATTTATGTCAACGAACTACATATGATCTCTTATACAAGATCGTCCGTTCGACGCAGATACAATTTCTGGTAAAAAGATCGCTGACCTTTGATTACACCAAACATATTCACAACACGTACCAGATGGTAAAAACCATCATAATAGAATTTTTCAGGAATATTGGATTCGTCATTTAGTGCTTGAGACTTCTGAAAAATGGTTAGACGAACATACGCTGGTTCAAACTCAGGACGCGGGTAGTTGAATACATTACCCGCATCACCGTTAACTATATCCACTGGATTTCGGTTAAAATCTGAAAGTATGGTGGGGTTGCCTCTAATCACAAGCTCGTACTCGCTGGTCTGGGTATAAGTGTAAGGGTCCACCATGTTCTTTATGTTACCTGCACTTTTTGCATTCTCTAGACCATTGATGCTGTACGGTTCAATCATTGGTCGGATACCACTGTAAAGTGTAGTGAAGAAGGATAAATCCGGGCGACGCTCAGCCATAGGCTGTTCGCGATCAGCATATATTATCTTGGCCTGTGAATTTTCAGCGTTTGGACTTTCAAGCATGCTATCACCAACTTCATACGATAGTATTGATTTAAATGAAATTATGTCCGTATCACGTTCCTCTGGATCATTAATATAAAAGTGTATAGGGTCACCAGCACCCGGCCCAGTATCTAGGTCGGATGAATTGGAAGGTAAGGTGTATCTTCTAATTTTGATAACTATTCGGTATCGATTACTGCTAGTTAATATAGCAGAAATGCATATCTTATATGCTTTACGAGGAACTAACGCAGCATCATCGCCAACCCGCGTGGACAACATCATAATCCGTTCTATCATCTCAACTATAGTAGCGCCCGGTTTAACCGGAAAGGAACGTATTCCCACAAGTCCTTGGCGAATATCTGGCTGTTCAAATGGCATGTTGCGATTATCTACAGCGTACCCGTCATAGCTAGAATCCAAGTCTATCTCGAAATCTATTGGCAATTCCTTTGGTGTGGGGGGTTTGTTTTGCTGTGGGGCCACGACAATTTTATCAGTGTTTCCCTCACTACGTAATTCTCGAACCCATTGTTGCAATTGTGCCTGATGTACAAACTTTTGATTATTCAAGTCCGTTTGAAACGCTTCGAATATATCCTTCAAGGTTCGCATGGGCTTGGATTTGTCCAAGCGTTGTTTCCGAGCGTCTATAAATTTGCGGTTTTCTTCTTTCCGCGATAATATTCCACCACTGCCAGTGCCAGACGGTATCTCGTTATGTAGATTACCATCCTTATGTGTAATATTCATTTGATATAAAGAAGAAAACGATTTAAGCTGGCCCAAGGTGTTGGACACCGAAATAGCGTTCAGTATGTGATGAGTAGGTGTCACTCCACCATTGGAAGGAACAGATTCAATAGTATCCAGATAGAAAAAGAAAGGGTTTGTCCGTACTACAACCTCTACAGGCTCAGTCCCATCATCAGTGTCTTTAAAGAAAAATGTTGTAAGAACAAATGTTAGATGAGATAAAGACCATGGTTCGTCAGTGATTTTGTTGAGAACATCATTCCGCAGATGGTTCAAAAAACCGTACCCCACAACCCTGTCGGCAACAACAATCTTACCCGTACTTGCCGTAGTGGAAACTCCTATGTTTGGGATGAAATCGAAATCCCACATAGCCTCCGATATTGAAAAACGGGTATCAACAAATTCGTTCACAACAACAACGTTATTACCAGCATTTGGTATACTCTGCCCGAGACCTATACTCGTAGGATCGAATTTGGCAAAATTAAACGTTGCCGCTTCCTGTGAGTTACGGAACGCAACAAGAACATGGGTGTGAGTGGATGATCCAGAAGAATCAAGTATATTTGAAGGTACCGACATGTGTTATTACCTGAACCGTCTAGCTTTAGGTTTTGAAAGAAATTCTAAGAATACTCGACTTTTTGAAGGCAACGATATATTCGAACCTGTAGTGAACTCAGTATTGACATCGATTATGTTATTGTATTGAAGAATAACCCACCCTAGATCATTTCTACCGTAAAAGTCATAAGAAACCAAATCAGGCTTACCACTGTATGTTGTAGTGAGAGTGAATGGTGTATCCGAGCTATCCTCAGAAAATACTTCCCGCTCCCACCAACCTATACGGGATTCGGTAGATTCCGCCGTGCCACCTTGCAAAATTCTGCTCCTTTCTTTTTGAAGTGAGCTTTTATCCAAATATTCTTTAAATGCCATGTTAATATCCCGGTAGGCGTCCTGCTCTAAATAGTCCCAAGTTGAATTCATCCACTGGTGAATCAGATACTCCACTATATTGAATAATATTGACGCTAGTGTGTGATTCAATTAATTCAAGAGTAACCGATTGTATAATGGGTACCATTGCAACGTCGGTTTCAATGTAGTCAACATCTTCAGGAAAACTAAAACTAAGACTACTTATAACAGTAGGTATATTGTAAAACTGATTCCCGTACCCATTCAGCCGCAAGATTGGGGGCCTGCCGGAAAGACTACCCAAAGATTGAGGCACCGTCCAGCTTCTCAATAAATTAGTACTTAGATAATTCAAAGTGGCTTCGGTGTAATTTCTAGAAACAAATCTCGAAGTAATGGAAAAACTCCGGTTGCCTGTTGTTCGATAGACAACTATACCATTTGGGCTTTGAAGTCCTTGGTTGTCATAGTCGATTGTTCGACTTTCAGATACTTCTGGCGTTACGTTAAATATTACCTCATTTAGAAAATTACCCGAGTTTGTTTCTCCGGGCACACTTTCATTTGCTATTGTCTGTTGAGATTCTACAGAAAAGCCTGTACGTAAATACTGCACGGCGGCATCATCAAGCTGTGATGAGTTACGTCCCCCTTTAGTAGCGGCCAACACTCTATTTGATGGCGTACTACCATCATCATCTCTAAATTGTCGAAGCCTGACCTCATAGTAACTGCTTTTCAACGCCTGTGTCATTTAGATTCACCTGTAGTATCTCCTATATTTATCAATACATACAAGTACTGGGAAAGCTCGCTAATTTGCCAATCATACTTGTAGTATGATATAATGTGCAAGCATCCTTATAACAAATAACAATAATAATACTATAGGAGCACTTAATGGCTGCAAATGATAAGAACGATAAGAATGAAGTAAAAGTAAAAAAGCCGAAGAAGAAAAAGAACTACCTGAACAACAAGGATATGATGGCGGAGTTAAGGAAATGTCATGAGCAGGGGCAAATGACCGCTGAGTTTGCCAAGATGATTATGCTTTTAGCTGAACGCTATGGTAGTCGATTTGAATACTCCGACTATTCGGGACATATCGAAGATATGAAATCATCCGCTGTTCTTAATGTAGTTCGCGCGTGGGAAAGCTTCGACTTGGAGAAATACGATAACCCATTCGCATACTTTACACAAGCTATAAAACACAACTTCTGGCAATACGCCTCACAAGAAAAGAAGCACCGTCTTAATCGTGATTCCCTGTTGATCGATATGGGTGAATTGCCGTCAGATGCCTACATGGAAGATCATGAAAAGGAGAGGGCGGCGCAGCGTGCAGAGGCCAACGGAGATAAAAGTGAAAAAAAATAAAGAGGGCACAAATGAATAAAGCCGCCTGTTTCACAGACATTCATTGGGGTAGGAAGAACAACTCCGAATTACATAACCAAGACTGTTTGCGATTCATTGATTGGTTCTGCGAACAAGTCCGTGCAGACGACAACATAGACCACATCGTCTTTATGGGCGACTGGTTTGAGCATCGAAACGCTCTCAACGGTCTAACACTAGATTATGCATATCGTGGTGCCAAGAAGCTACAGGCTTTAAACCTGCCAGTATATTTCATTGTAGGTAACCATGATCTGTACTATCGGACAACAAGGGAGGTATTCTCAACAAACTTCTTCGATGCTCTCGGATTCAACATGATCCAAGAACCAACCGTCATAGAAGAGCTTGGGGAAACGGGGGCACTCATGTGTCCCTTCCTCTTTGAAAGCGAGTATGCTAGTCTGGTATCTTACCTCAAAGTGCCGGTTTGGTTCGGCCACTTTGAATTCAAAGGGTTCGTCATCACTGGCGATACGAAGAAGATGGAACATGGTCCAGATGCTAAAGAGTTTAAAAGTGCTCGACGTATATTCTCTGGCCATTTCCATAAGAGGCAAGCAGAAGGAAACGTGACCTATATTGGCAATGCATTCCCCGCAGATTTTAGCGATGCGAACGACAATAAACGGGGTATGATGATCTACCAATACGATAGGGATGGGGTTGAGTTCATAGATTGGCCGGATTGTCCTAGTTATATCAAGACAACATTGACCAAACTTGCTGCTGATCCCAAAGGTATTCTGCGCAAAGACGCAGTTGTAAACTGCGTGGTCGATAAAGACATTACACTAGAACAGAGTGTGAAGCTGCGAGAACAGCTTACCAAGAAATTCAGCCTACGAGAATTGAACCTGCAAGAGAATCCTGAACGGCTCGCATCACTTGAAGACACTGCGATTGATGAAGCAGAACTTGAAGAACTCGATACAACCGACGCTCTCGTAGAAAACATGCTCAGCAAGATAGAAGCTGACAGCATCAACAATGACAAACTTATCAAACTATACAAGGAGCTTTGATGTCAACGCCAGTCAAGTTCAAAGAGCTAACCCTACGAAATTTTATGTCGTATGGTAACAACGATACTACAATCAATCTAGATTTCAACGAGCCAATCCTTATTATAGGGAAGAACCACGATGCTATCGTAAACGGTCAGATTGATAGTAACGGTGCAGGTAAATCCGCCATACTAGATGCACTGGCATATGCACTGTACGATAAGACTATCTCCAATAAAGAGAAGTCTAATCTCATCAACAACATCAACAAAAAGAACTTGGAAGTAACATTGACCTTTGAAAAGGACGGTGTTACATACAAGATCATTCGCATGCGTAAAAGCAAAACAAAAGCTGATGTTCAATTTCTTGTCTCCAACAAAGATCAAGAGTTTGTAGATAAGACACCTGACAGTATCGCAAATACCAACAAAGAAGTGGAACGTATCATTGGCCTACCGTTTGATGTATTCTCTCGCATCATCGTATTCAGTGCGAGCTTTCAACCATTCCTTGATCTACCCAGCCGCCATGCCAATAAGGCAAGTCAAACTAGCATCATGGAAGAGTTATTCGGCTATACCGAGCTTACCGATAAGGCTGAAGCCCTCAAAGAAAAGATCAAAGGTGTGAAAGGTGAATTTTCCCATCTACAGGACTTACAGGAACAAGTAAAGCAAGAGAAAGAGCGTCACGCGAAGCAACTCAGTGACGTTTCTGAGCGGCTACAATCGTGGGATGTTGAACATCGCGATAAGATTTTTGATAAGAGCGCTAAACTCGAAGAGCTACGTAAAATTGATCTTGATAGCGAACGCACTATACAGGAGAAATTAAAGAAGATACGTGAAGATATTGGTACACTGGAGTCAGACAACAGAGTAGTAGAATCGGAAAAGAAGTCTCTCGAACATCAACGTGATACACAGACAGCCCAGATCGCACGCCTGAAAAAAGCACGCGAAACGGTAGAGCTTATCGAAAGCAAGATTGATTTTGATAAGCAATTGAAAATCATAGAATCCATTGTTGAAAAAGAGAGTGACGTGAAGGAGCAGTACGATTTCGTAAAATATTACACTTCACAGGTTGAAGAGAATAAAGCTACAGACATTGAACTGCAAAGGGAACTTGAGACCCTAAAGTCTAATAAATGCCCTTACTGTAGCCAAGCAATGCACGACGCTGAAGAAAGGATCAAGAATCTACATCCCACTCTTGTTGAGCTTGGCAATGTTATTACCGAGAACGAAGCCAAACGAGATGAGGCGGCATCTAAGCTAGCAGCTGCCGAAGATAACGTAGAGAAGCTTACGAAGAAATCTATTTTCAAAGGCTCTATGGGAGAATACAACAAAGTACGCGACCAGTATAGAGACAATAAAGCTTTGCTGGAATCTAGCGAAGAGAGTAATGGTGTTGATTTAGATTTGGCAATTGAAAGCAAAGAAAGCGACATCATAAGCATTCGGGAAAAAATCAGTATCAAGCGAACAGAGCTTAAAACTATGCAAGACTCCACGGATTTTGATAGCGCATCTGCAATTGAACGTATTGTTGTGAATATTGAGAACTTAGAAAATACACTAGAAGGGCTCAAGAAAGAAAGCAATCCACACAAAGCAACGTTTGATGACTTGAATAATGTTGAGTTCAAAAATGATCATGCCGAAAAGCTAAATGATCTTGACGTAGAACTCCGGCATCAGGAATTTTTACTCAAGCTACTTACCAAAAAGGATTCGTTCGTAAGAAAGAATTTGTTGGACCGTAGCCTTCCATTCTTGAACAAAAGATTGATGATATACTTGGAGAAGTTAGGACTGCCACACCGCGTTGAATTCCAGCCGGATATGTCTGCAAAAATTTCACAGTTTGGTACTGAGTTAGACTTCAGCAGCCTTTCATCCGGTCAAAGGGCACGGGTTAACCTAGCACTGGCTTTCGCCTTCCGCGATGTGCTACAAGCTAGACATGGTAAGATTTCGTTCTGTATGCTTGACGAATGTCTAGATACTGGATTGGGTAACGTTGGTGTTCAACTAGCTGCCAAGATGATCAATGAAATCGCCACGGAGGATGGTATGTCTATGTTTATTATATCGCACCGTGACGAGATTGCCAGTATGTTCAAGAACCAGATGGTTGTTGAATTGGAGAATGGCTTCTCACGTATCGATCAAGCTGCCTGAGAAGCTATCCACACGATAGTCTCATATATTTCAAGGTCGTACATCGGTAGAGTTTTGAATTCTCCAATGATGACGACCTTGAAATCTCCACTATCAACATATCCATCAAATTTAGCCCGCATGTAAGGCCCCACGTAGTTACTGTCAAAACATACCTCATCGGTACATACGATGGCATGGCGATAATCTATAACGCCGTCCACAATTCTATCATATGTGATTGCTCGGGGCTCATAACCTCGCTTCCATAGTTCGTAATAAATTGCACTTGCAAAATCATCACAATCACCAACCACGGTATGTAAGCTAGAATAGTAATTGAATCTTTCAGGGATACCAAACTCACCGGAATATTCTTGGGGTTGGAATCTCTTAACTACGGATTCATGAATTGAAATAAAATCATTGGCCTCATCGCGGGTAAGCGCAAAGCAGGGCACCATCAATATTGTAGATAACACCAAAACCGTTAACCACCTGTACATCGCAATATTCTCCTTGTGTTACGAATCTACACAATTATATATTGCACTGCACAAATTGTCTATAAATATATGGTTACAGTTTTATGACACTACAGTGAATGCATCTTTCCACCACTGTGGTGCGTTCTTTTTATACTTGTTCCATAGGAATCCGAAGGACTCGTCGAGGATGTAAGTGTTACCCCAATCCTCTGGAGAACGCACTACCCTACCGCCGCCTTGAATGATAGAAATCATGGCCTGCCGCATGTACCATTCTTCGGACAAGTCTTTACGCCGCTTCACCCATTCGTCGCCCAGAAAGGGGAATGGTACTTTAACAAAGATAGCAAAACGAGCAGTGTCGTCCATTAGGTCCAGACCTTCGGTGCATGAAGGTGATACCAGAACCATGGGCTCATTACCTTCATTCTCCGTAAACTCTTCAATGCACTCGTCTCTGCTAGAATTCTCATCCTGATTGTGTGTGATAACCCGCTGTTTGATCTTGCTCTCAAGTTGGTCTACAAGCCATGAAGAAACTTGAAAACTTCCGGTATGAACGATGCCAGATTCTCCTTCATGAGCATTACACAGATCGACAACGCGCTTAAGCATCTTGTCACGGTCCTTCGTGCGCTCCGGCTTGTGCCACCCATACGACATTTTAGCGGTCGGCATGAAGTATACTGGGCGATTGGATGGTGCAAACTCTGATGGCATATCAACCACTGCAATCTGATCCTCTGGAATACCAAGATCACGAGCATAACTGTTGAAGTCCAGAATCGTGGACGACATGAACAGGAATCTATCAGCCTTCGGCTTTAGGATTTGATTGAACAGATTTGCACCATAAATTTCCTTGAACTCAAACGCGGTCTTATCGACCATAAGCACATAGTACTTCTCCAGAACGTCGAAGGATATTTCAGCCAATCGCTTAGTTATAGCACGGTGACGTTTGAACTCTTTGTATTCCTTCTTGGTTCTAATCTCAGAAGGTAGTAGAGATGCTTTTGTCTGAAATTCATACTTACTATCAATACCTTTCACGCTCTTTTCTAGCTCGAAATACTTACTGTCCACGGCAGGAAAATATTGATCCACAATGAACTGGTGTGCCTCCTTCAAGTTACGTGGCTTGAAGAAACTAGCACCCACTTTCTCACATCGACCTTTACTGACAGATACCGCACGATGACTGACTAGATTGTTCTCTAGCGTATGGCACTCATCGAAGACCATGAGGTCTCTTACAGGGAAGTCAGTAGTATTCCCCGGAAAAAGTTCAGAATACAGCAGAGCGAGCTTGTAGTTAAGCACAACGTGTGGTGTGGTGCGTATCGACGCAAATGCTTGTTTGGCGGGGCATGAAACGCACTTAGGCTTGATATCGTCACCAATATCACAGTTCAATCCAAGCTTGGTTGTGCAGAAGTAGTTAGCCTTACCGTAGACCGAAACCAATTCACCGTTAGTAAAGCTTTCTTCGTACTGTCGTTGAAGGATTCGTTGTGGAGTCAGAATGTAGGAAGTGCCCAATGGGCCATGTCCAAGAAAGCTGGAATACGTAACCGCAATTGGCGACTTACCACCACCGACAGGGATTTGACAAAAGATGTATTTTGCATCAGCTGGTAGATTAGCCATCCAATCAAGAACAAACTTCTGGCTTTCACGCGGCTGATAATCCGGCATTGCCCAGTGGTCCCAAATATTCCTCTTGGACAAGATGGGCCTATTACCTGTCGGTTCTTCAAAATCTACCATATTGCTCTCTGTCATTATTATTTTTCTCCAAAGTCCCCAGAGTATACCAAACAACCACTGTGAATTCAATCTTGTAACATTTTGTTCACATTTGAGGTACTTTTCTTCTTTTAAACATGAATTTAAGACAATCGGGGACTCGTCACACTCGGGTACTAACCTTTACAATTGATAGCTTTGGTAGTTTGCAGCTTTACCATAACAACAATCTCATATGATTAAGATAGTTGCGCTTTTTTACAAAAGTAGGTTATACTCGTTTGACGACTTAGTGATTTCTTGGCAAGTATTGCGTTCAGCTTATCAGGTAGATTTGGATATTCAATATCTCGAAGTGTAATCTAATCCAGAGCGGGTTAGACTCTGGTGCTACACAAGCTCCCATGACTTAAAAAGGCGTATTTCAGCCCACCATCTGTGTGATTAACCTGTTTGTCCGTTCTTTTCGATGATTGTCACAGAAATCAAACAACCATCGCTATTTGTGCTGATACCGCTACGTGTTCTTTGCAGAACTCCATGTGCGCAGCCACGCCACACCTCGATGTTGAATTGGTGAGACTTTACCCGCTAACACTAATGTCAAACGTACAATACCGAACCCACAGTGATAGACGGAAAGTGCGAGTCCCCATGATGCTTTTTACGGCATCGGTACACTTGAACTCTAAGCCCCACATCCATGTTGAGGCTCCGACATACTTGCTTTGTATTGGAATCGAATTGTCTACGCTTTTTTAAGTTCTCTTATGGTCTGGTTATAATCTTGTTTACAGTCTCTATATGTTCTCTCGGCAATGTAGTACATAACCACACTGTCGTTGATATCTTCTATGGGTTTTGGGACATTCTTGAGTGCAATTACGTTTTTTTGAATATCCCTTAGAAAATTAACCCAGTCAGAATCTATCTCATCATTCTCTGTAAGTACCTTATATATGTCTGGCTTCTTGAAACTACCACCAGCGATACCTTCATTATTTCGGTACTCAACTTTTTTACCCTTTTGAATAGCTGGATAAGTTAATTTCGCTGCGAGTCTCTTGACCGTGGATGGTGCAAGAACAACCATTTCCGTATTAGTTCTAGTGAAGAACTGTCTACGAAGCATTGTGCCAAACGTCACCAAGTCAATTAATGGACCCTCAGCAGACGAATAACTATAGCCTTCTATTAGGCAAAGCGTATTGTACGCAGGGTTGCAGTTGTTGTCAACGGTCTTGCGGATTAAATTTGAAGTTTTCTGGAAGGTCACTAGCTTGTTCATTTCAAGCTGTGAATAAGATTTTTCATTATTGTAACTTGTATCAATTGGCTCGATTGTAGCATAATCCGAGCACATATCAAACCATAATCTAAGCTTACCGCTCTTTAAAACTGCTGAGCTTTCGGATGGAAACGAGTACGGCACACCATTGACGGTGACGGCAGTTCCAATTGGTGAAGGGTCGATGGTAACTATGTTAATCATCAATTGTCACCAACTTACCTTCGTACTCTGTAAGCCAATTTTCTATCCCCAAATTGGCAATCATACTTTCTTTAAAAAGATTATTACGATTAGGTGGGGCATCCCACGGAATTACAACATGGGACATAACATTCATTGGTACAGTATATTGGTTTTGGGGACTAGCCGCATCATGCAACATTTGAACAAACAAATTATCTTCTGATGTGGTAATACCAAAACATGATGTGATTATAACTTTGGAAGATATACCCAACGCGGGAGTAACATTATCCCAAAATTCATTTTGTTTATTATAAAAAGCAAAATCATCACACCACAATAAAGAAATGGTTTCCCCTCTAACTGCATTAGCAGTAGCGGCTACAATAGAAATAGAAGACCCGTTAGAAAATGCTACTTTATCTCTATTGAACGTTGTTATTTTTGGCGTTAACTCATCAGACATAGATTCCAAAGCATTTCTTATGTTTACCATGATTGAACGCGCGGAATCAACAGTTGTCGATGTTATTACTATATTTTTGTCAGAATTGTAGATGCTGTACCATAAAACATAAGCCCACGTAGCCGTGGTTACACCCGATTGCCGAGTATTATGCACAATAGTACGGTTGTTGCTTTGGTATTTTGCGATGAGTTGGTCTTGATAACCGTAGAGTTTTCTAAACGAACGATTAGGTTGCCTATATGGTGTTTTAATTGCAACTTCGTTGTTTATAAAATCGGAAGGTGTTGATGAATAATTTGTAGCCATGATGATATCTCCATGGCTTTATTTATTCAATAATTTTTAGGATGTAACTATTGCTACCTGTAGGTCATTCTTGTATGCAATATCAATCATGTGTTTTGTACCTCTTGAATTATTTACATGAAATGCGAGAAGCGCGTCAGAGAATTCAGCCATTTCTACATTTCGCAAATAACCGGCACGCTTTCCGTACTTGTCCCAGTTAGCGGGAAACCCATGAACAGTGAAATCGTTCTTATGTGCCCATTCTTTTCCAAACATATCAGGTCCCTTAGCGAGACCCGACACAATTTCAATGAGACATCCTTTCTTGGATTGATCTTCAGCGATCTTGTCCAAGAGTTCAAATACTCTTGCTTTGTTGGTGTACGTGCGGCTGCCCGCAACTATTATCCTCTTATATGATATCATCTAACCTTTGCCCCAAACATGGCACTTCTTAGTTTTACCTCACGTTCATTTTCTTCTTCTATGAACTGTGCTGCTATATCTTTTTCAAAGGGTGTTAGCTCAAAAGCGCGCTCATAGCTTATACCGTGATGATAATGGGAAACTATAACACAATCTTTCACTATTTGTCGAACGGTCCCCTCAAAATCAGCTAAAAGTTTCTTTAGCTTTTCCGGCCCGTCGATTCTGAGGGTATTGTAAAAAAAGTTATGGGGTTAAGCATAGCATCACCCTCTCTCTTAAGCTCGCAATCCGGGCAAACTATGTTGTAATCAAACTTGGTTCCAAATGATCCCTGCTTCTCCATGTGGTTTGAAATTTCATCCTTTAGCGATATAGGCAGCTTTTTAGCCCAATCAACAATATCTGCTTTAATTGAATGACCATCAATTGAATCGATACACGCGGATATAACAAAACTAACATAATCTTCTGCTGCATCCAAATTAGTATTGATTTCGCTGTCCTGCGTTTGGAGGGCTATTACACCGTTACTAAACCTCAAAGGAGACATTTTCAGTACTTGTCCATTACTTAATGTAACGGTATATGTTTCCATATCATCCGGTGTAACTTCTTTCGTTTGGTTAGTCAATATATTATTGAGGTTGATAGTATGGTTATGTGATGTAGACGTTTTGGACATTATACGTTCAGCTTTTTCGACTACCTCTGGACTATTCCAAGCCAAATCGAAATCTATTTCCTGCTCCTTTGCTTTCTCTTCTATTTCTACCATGAAGGTATCAAGCTTCGCACTATTTCTTTCCTGCTGCTTCTCTTCACATTTAGGACAGCGAAGTGCTATACGAATAACATCACCATAGGATACTATCCGCAGTGCAGTCAACAAGAAGTCAACGTCAATTGATAGTAATTCCATGGGTTTTTTAATTTCTGGAATGCATCGGTTAAATACCCTAGTTATTGCTTCTCCCGTGAACAGATATTCGGGAGAACGCATACTGATTTCATCAATGGCAGTCATTGAAAATACTTGAATTTCACCATCAACTACACTTTCATCTATTTCACCGTTATTGTAAAATAGACCCATAGAAGGTAATCTGAACCTTCTGCCGGGAAGATGTATTTTACTTAGTAGTGGGTTGATTTCAGACATTATATTTTCCTGAGTTGTTTGTGGTGTGATGATATTTATCTTTCATGCAAATACGTGTTTTTCGACATATAGTCGAAAGGGATAAATAGTGAGACTAAGGATTTTTAACCATGGCTGATACACAGACCGACATTCTAACCACACTGAAGAAGATAGAATCTCAACTATCTAAGGTTTCAGGTGCAAGTAGTGACTACATTGCTAAGAACCGAAAAGCAAGTGGTCTTGGGAATGTTGCGACTGAAAAGAAAACAAAGGGTGTATTCACCGGCACAGATGATATAAAAAATGAATCTGCCGGTTTGATTAAGGCTTTCAGCAACCTTAGACGGGAAACTCAAAAGCTTGCAGAGTCCGAAAACAGATACCAGAAGTCTATGGACAAGTATTCAAAGGCGACTGATGTTCTTGACAAGCATTCCAAGAGCATGCAGGGTCTTATTGCCGATAATAAGAGTTCTGCAACCATGTTTAAGAAAGTCCAATCCACTATGAGTAACTTGAGGCAGGCTGGAGTAAATCTTGATTCTTCTTTTTCTAAATTAACAGCCACTTCAAGTTCCGAAGAAATAGCGAATGCATATTCAGACGCCACACGCGCATTAAAGGCAAGGGAAGTGGCGAGCAAGAGGGCACACACGGCTGCAAAAGCTCGACATGATACGCGGGAAAAACAGAAAAATTCGTCTGTTAAAGAATTCAGAGATAACCTAGAAATAGCAGGGAAGGCGGCAATAACAGCATTTGCGGGAATATCTTCCCAAGTTTCACTAACCGCTCAGAATGCGAGTTTGAGTTTTTCTCCACAAGGTCAGGGGAATCCTTTTGAGGGTGTGTTTACTGATATTGCGGCATCATTTTTTTTGCCCGCTGAACTTGGCAAACGGTTTCAAGGACTAGCAGATAGTTTTACTGGTATGGTTGAGGGTCAGTTTGATACACTTGATTTTGGTACATCTGCACAAGATGTTGCTAGATTTGCTGCCAAAAATAGATCAACACTTGCGGCAGCGTTGAATAATTCGACACTTAGTCTATTGGATGTAACCGAAGGTACAATAGGTGGAACCGAACAGACATTAGCCCAATTTGGCGATACATTAGAAAAAGAATTTGGATTCGTCGGAGCACAACAACTAGATGCTATTTCGAAATCTTTCAATATTCTAAGTAAGCTGGGTGTTCAAATAACGCCGGAGAATCTAGAATCATTGAGGCAGGGTGTAGAAGATGTTGCATCCACAAGTGATATGCTCGCTGATGAAGTCTTTTCTGAACTGGCAGGACTTGCAGGTGATGTAGATTTTCAAGCATTAACACTTGCAATGAATCAAGGTGAAGATGTTATGGCTATGTTAACTAGCTCGTTTACTACTTTGCAGGAATCGGTGCGTCTCAATATCGATGAATTTATAGCTTATCGCAAATTCTTAGCAAAGCAACGGACTCGAACAGGTTCCGAAAGACTGGTACAGTCAGGGTATGCTGGACAATTGGCACGGTCATTAGGCATGGACCCTAAACAAATAGCACTAATTCAACGCGGGGTTATGTCGCGAGAGACAGTAGGGCGAGAAGGGAATGGTGCTGAATTTGATAAGTTGTATAATCAAATGCGTGAGCTTGCAACTAATGCCCGAATGGATGCCGCCGCATCGGGCACAATGCAAGGAATGTCCGCCATTCAAACTATTGATATTTTGATGAAAGGTGCAGGAACAGAAGAATTAATGCTACGCGGACGTAAACAGTCAGGTGAAGCGGAAGCAGTTGCTAAAGCACAAGACGCTCGATTAAATCAATCAAAGGCACAAACGTCAGAACTACAAAGTGTTAATGCTACCATAACTTCTTATATGGGTAGTATAGCACAATCAGCAATTGGATTGCCTGTTGTTGGATTCTTTAAGAGCATGACCGGTTCTGTATTTAGCGGTACGCTTCTGGCTAATGTTGCTACCAAAATTGCTGCCCCTGTACTTGCGATAGCATCAGCGGGAGCAACGGGTGTTCTGCTGGGCACCGCTATAAGCAAAAATACGGATATTGGTGGTTCTGTATACGCCATGCAGGAAGCGTTAGTTGGTGTACCGGAATCACAAATGGGTGAGATTACTCGAAAAATTAGTGAAACCCGTGAGCGTGAAGCTATAATAGAAAGCCGAATTAAACAGGCAGAATCTGATACTCAAAAAGAGATACAAGAAAAATTATTAGCCGAACAAATCAAAACACGTGAATTAGCACAACAAGATCTTGATCGATTGATTGCAAATGATAATAAGCCGGAAAATGTGTCTTTATTGAATCCAAGTGGTAGCGGTTCTGAAAAACCAACGGACGCAAGGAGTGGTGGCTAATGCAGATTGATTCCAGTGTTGAGAATCTACTACATGATTTCATAGTACACAGTGCAGAAAACGGCGATCTAACAAACCTCACTAATCATCTGTCTATTGGGTTTGTTGTAGATAATGATGATCCTTTGCAGCAGGGCAGAGTTAGAGCCTTTTGCCCAGCATATAACGATGATCCTAAAAAGCTGTTACATGTTCCGTGGAGTGCATACGTATCACCGTTTGGGGGTGCGGTTAATCAGAATCAATATGTACGTGGTTCTATGGAAGATAACGCTACAAGTAACGGACCCATGCACTATGGATTTTGGGCAGTCCCTGAAATTGGTGCCCATGTTCTAGTAGGATGCATCAATGGTGACCCACGACGCAGATACTTTATTGGGTGCTTCCCAAGTCACCAAGAAACGCATACGATAGGTAATGGTCGATTCAAACACGAAAATGATAAGGTTGATGGTCCTTTGACTTCAACTGGTAATCCTATTCAGCCAACATACAACAAACTACAAGAAGCATTCAAGCAGGAAACAGATTCAGCAGAGTGGAAAACGCGCGGTGCTGATTATCAGGTAACCTCGATTACCGAACCCCCATCTAACGATAAAGAAGCTTACGTTGATGATGACTATAACACAATTTCAAATAATGAGATAGATGATTGGGTCAAGGAAAAACTGGGAGAACATGGATACGATTGGACCGCATACAAGAATATCGGATCATTCCTATCCCCTAAGACGTATACGTTTACTACACCGGGATTCCACAGTATCACATTAGATGATAGACCGTTCAACTCTAGAATAAAGATTCGAACAACTGCTGGTGCTCAAGTTCTACTTGATGATACGAATGAGCGCATGTATATTGGGACTAGTGGTGGTAAGGGTTGGGTAGAAATGGACTACGCTGGTAACGTTGATTTGTATGCCGAGCGCCGTCTATCCGTACATGCTGAAAAGGACATCAACATAAGTGCGGGTGAGTCTATCCGCATGAAGGCCGGTAAGTTCATTTCAATGTATGCGGGGGATACCCGAGGACAAACGCCGCTGAGTGACCCTGTGCCCGATGGTGATATCCGCATCCAAGCCAGCAATGATCTACATCTTAAAACAGAAGAAAATATGCGTATTGCAGTTGGTCAAAATTTACTTGCAAATGTTGCAGGTAATACCGATATAGATTTGACGGGACGGCTAAACCTTGAATCTGATGGTGAAATGTTTATTGAATCACTAGCAAACATTAAACTTGATAGTCCTAATATAGATTTCAGAGTTTCTGGCAAAGATACTACGGTCAACGACCTAATGAATTTCTTGGATGAATTTGTCGGGGATGTAAACGACCTACGAACCAAGTATAACTCGCATGTACATGGTGGTAGTGGGCCACCATCACCAACTGACACCCCAGATATCAACGAAATTAATGATGAAAGCTTGACTGTTAATCCTGACCCTGACTTAGATTTAACCCAACTGGCACCATGGACTAATCGTGTTCCACAGCATGAGCCATGGCCGCGTGTCATGATGCAGGACTCGGATGACACCGAAAACGAGCAAAACGATGGATATGTTAATAATGTGGACTGGGTAGAACAATATGACAATATCGTTCGAGATGGTGACCCATCGGGCCGAGAGCCGATAGGCAAAGTTGAAGGCGACGAAGAAATCGAGCGCGGCCTGTTCTGGCGAAGGTAATAATCATAAATACAATAAAGGTTATTGAACATGGCTACTTATAAAGGCGTATCGTTTAAAAATTGGGGATACAATAAATCTTTGGTGTTGACTGATGTCGAATTGGTTAAGCGTGATTTATTAAACCACATTTATACCATACGCGGAGAGCGAGTAGGGCAACGTGGGTTTGGGACAAACATCGAACTATTGTTGTTTGAACCCTTTGACGAGAATACTATTGCGCGCATTGCTGATCAGGTACGAGAAGTCATTAACTATGATCCTCGTGTTGTGTTGATCAACAGTACAGATTTTTCGGTCGCACCGTATCAGAATGAAAGTCTATTGGCAATTACTGCTAGATTATTTTTTGTTGAGCTAAATTTGATGGAACTATTTCACATAAACTTGGAGTTTGAATCCTAATGAGTAGAATTGTAAACAGAGCAGAAAATTGGGAGCGAGCATATGAAGCGTTCCAGCAGGTCAATTTTGCTGCATGGGACTATCAAACAGTCAAGGAATCGCTAGTCGATTACATGAAGCTGTATTATCCCGAGGATTTTAATGACTTTATCGAGTCAAGTGAGTTCATTGCGATTATCGAGCTATTTGCATATGTTGCGGAGCTTGCAGCATATAGATTTGACCTGAATGCACATGAGAACTTCATTACCACTGCTGAACGTAAAGAATCTGTTCTGCGTCTAGCTAAGCTACTATCATACAATCCGAACCGTAATATTCCGCTTCGTGGGCTAGTAAAGATGACAAGCGTCAGTACAACTGAACGCTTATTTGATTCCAATGGTAATGACCTATCCAATGTAACTGTGCGATGGAATGATCCCAATAATTCAAATTGGAAAGAGCAATTCATCCTTATAATGAACAAGGTTATGGATCAGAATTTCGGAACGGTATCCCCATCCGATAGAACACAAGTGCAGGGTGTGTTGTTCGAACGATATAAGTTGACCAACAACACACTTTCAACTAACACGTTGCCATATGCCATTACTGTATCGAATGAAAACTTGCCTATGGAGCTTGTCAGTTCAGACCTTAATGAGTTTGGACCTCTGGAAACTCGACCGGAACAAAATCTACAACTAGCTATTTTGTATCTTAACGATGGACTTGGGGATTCCAGTGATAACACCGGATTCTTCTTCTTCACCAAACAGGGATCACTACAAAGAACTGAAGCAACATTTGATGGTATCACACCAAACCAAACGTTTGACGTACTAATTTCTAACAGTAACGAAACCGATGTATTTGTTAACAACATCGACGACACTGGTGCTATTATTGAAACAGCTAACGACTTTGATGCTGTTAGACGTTCAGGTGAATGGGTATCTGTTGATACTGCCGGTGGACAAAACGTAATTTTCAATAATAACCGCAATCGAAACAAATACGAAGTTGAAACACTAGACGAAGACCGATTCAGGTTGATATTTGGTGACGGTAAATTTGCTTCAATTCCATCTGGCCTATTTGAGATATGGTCGCGAACCTCAGCAAACACTGATATTCCAATTCCAACTACGGCAATTCAGAACGTCGCAAGTTCATTCACATATCAAGACCCACAGAATAGTGAACAAACATTCAACTTCGCATTCTCACTATTGTCGCCAATTCAAAATGGTGCTCCAAGTGAAGACATTGAGAACATTAGGCGCACTGCTCCGGCTGTCTACTTCACACAGGATAGAATGGTCAACGGTAGAGATTACAACGAATTTCTACTTCAGGATAACACAATTCTAAAACTTCGTGCCATAAATCGCACATTTGCTGGTGATTCAAAGTATATCCCATGGCATGATCCACGAGAAAGCTACGAGAGTGTAAAATTATTTGGTGACGATGGAGTTGTCTATTTCGAAACCCGCCTAGATAATGAAGAGGCTTGTCAAACGATATCCGCGTCATTGTTACCTTCGGAAAACCCATCGGATCATGACGATCTAGTAAATGCTCTGATTGATAACTATATTGAACCATTGCTTTCATCGACAGCGTTTTTCACTCGCTTTACACTTGAGGGTCTATCACCGTCGTCAATTAGAACAGCGTTCACGGTTGCTGAAAGATCAATTTTGGAAACTGCATTAATTGATGCTATTGACAATCCACCGTCAACTGCGTATTTCGATTTTGATGGCAGTGATTGGTCAGAGGACACTGGTGGGACAGATTATTGGTTCAGTATCGCATCGACTGGCAGTGGGAATTGGGAACTTTGTTACGAGACGTTTAGGCTGATCTTCCACAGTGACGAGACTAAGTTCTGGAATACGAACAATAACGACGCAGTAATAAGTGGCGATACGTTAGCAACTAATTTAGACACCATCACCGTGCTTAAGGCAAACGTGGGCACACCAGCATCATCACCTACAATTTTAACACAAAATTACAACTTTGATGTATTGGGCCAACGAGTTATCACCGATGGTGTAGATTCTGGACTACCAAGTATTCAAGACCTTTACATTCTTCCAGATGACGCAAATGACGACGGTTTCCCAGACAATCCAGACTTGGCATATTTAATTGCTGGGGATGACTATGTATACTTCAATCGAGTTGACAATAATAGCCCATGGGTATTCCAGACAGTAGATCAAGATGTTGATGTAGCTGCGGAATGGACGCAGGATCAGTCAGACAATCTCGATCCTGTTGATCAGTTATGGAAACGTGAAAATGGGGTCGAAGGTGTCAACTTTGCTTGGTTCCATAGAACACCTAGATACCATTTGATTGACCCCGCTACTTCTAATATAATCGACATGTACTTAGTTACACGGGGATATGCTCGAAACATTAGACCGTGGTTGAATGGTCAGACTTCTCAGCGACCTGAAGCACCAACACCTTTCCAATTACGTGCAGACTACCAGAATCTTCTTGAAAGTAAAATGATTTCTGATACAGTGGTACTACATCCGGGCAAAATCAAAGTGGTGTTTGGTCCTAAAGCTGATCCAGAATTGCGAGCATCCATTAAGATTGTGCGTTCACAGGATAAAAGCTTGAGCAATACACAGGTCAAGAGTACCATTGTAGAAACGGTACGTGAGTTCTTTGATATCACCCAATGGGAATTTGGTGAAACGTTCTATTTCTCGGAACTGTCGGCAACCATACACTCAAGATTGCCAAGCGCATTGGATGGTGTAGTTCTAGTTCCAACGCTCAACACAAATGAATTTGGCGATCTATATCAAGTCTTTACTCGTGAAGATGAGATTATTCAGGTTGATTTTTCGGTGGACGATGTTGAAATTGTTGAGTCACTTGACCCCCGCACTCTAAGGCAGTAAAAAGGAGCACTTTTCCTTCCCATACATGGGGGATAAATACTCTTAATTGCTACTGAATACGAGGGCATAGTGAGTAACCATAAAGATTTTTCGGACTACGATAAACCGAGGACTGACCTCAATAAACTTCTTCCTGCTGAGAATATCAAGGATGCAAAAATCCTTGAAGGTCTCAACCATAACCTATTCAATAGGTTTTTAACAAAGGATGAAGTTGAGCGCGTATTTGGTATAATTGGTTCTACAGAAAACAGCACCGACTCTACTCTTCGACAAATCGCGGAGCCAACAGCATATCGACAAGCAAACCAACTGCGACCACTCCTATACAATAAAGTAGGTGATGTTGATTGGTTAATGTCTTTCCGTGACTTTATGAACCGGCTTCGTTTGCTTGGTGTCGATATCGATAAGTTCAACGAATGGGGCAACAGCCTACAATTCAACTGGATTCCACCCATCGATCTTGATAAGCTAATCAACTTCCAAGACTATTTTTGGGATTCGAGTAACACCGATAACCCACCACAATACATTACTATCAAGAACCTTTGTAATTGGGTTACAGATCGTCGCACTCAAATCATGCGTAGTATCGGGTCATCGATGCCCACGTACAGCATTTCGGCATATGATGAACCAAGTAATATTGTTCGAGTATCCGGTAATCAAACAACTACAATCCGTGATGGTGAGGCTGTAGTATTATCGGGCACTGGAACTGTGCCCGTATTTGCTCCAGTAGTATCCACGGCATACAATGTTGGTGGGGATTACACTGAAGTAGCATTTAATGTTGCTGATTACGATATTGAAATAGGTGTAAATGACAGCTATGTATCGTTGTCAAAAACTGAATTAGCCGTTCTAACTACGAATGCCTTGGACAACACTATCACCGTTGCAAGTGATGTGACTAATTTGTTTGTCAACGGGTATGTGTTCAGCAGCGAAGCCAGCACAACATCACAACCTACCACCATGTGGACCGTTGCAAGTTCATCGTTTGATGTAATTAACAACCGTACTGTGATTACATTAAACCAAGAACTCGATGGTACCTTTGACTGGACACGTATCAGTGCGACGCCAATACTGCGCTCAGTGGAAGCCGAATACAACGTCGCATGTAATAATCCATACACCGTAAGCCAATTTGGAACGTTTGACGAATCTGACATTGGTGATATAATCTGGGCTCGAAACTTCCTACTATTACAGTCAACAGGTTCAACAACTTTCGGATCAAGCTTTCTAACAGACCCGAGTGGGTCAAAGGATTTCTTGGACGGTACTTATCAAGACGGTGATATACTTAAGATTACAGGGACTGGTTTCGATGATGAATATACCATCACGAACCTAATTACATCAAACCTGCTGGATTTGGGAAGAACATTTTTCAACGAACCAACAGTGTCTTATCAGATTCTGCGCCGTCGTAGCCTAGAAGATATTTCATTCACTACAGCGCCACCGGCTATCAATGTAAGCCAACTTTGGCTTGATACCGAAAACGACCAACTTCGTCAATGGAATGGCTCTACTTGGGCTGTAGCTGTAGATCGATTCAGCCTTATTGTTGATATAAGCAATAATAATCATCTTGTAAGTTACCGCCAATCTGATGATTGGTCCGAGCAGAACAATTGGATTCATCGCAGTGAAATCAATAATTTCACGGGCAAATCCCGAGCACAATTGCCAATTATTGAATATTTCCCACTACTGGAATTGTCGGAACATTCCTTTGCTGAAAAGGCATGGAGATATCGCAGAAACGATGCAGTATCGTACACACCCACAGATACTCAACCTACGTTGTTTGAACTGGTTGACACTCGTGTAGTTAGTGGTGGCGAAGTTTCATTCTCGAATTCTACCACATTGCTATTTGGCGAGCAGTTTGGTAACTTATCTAATGACTTAACGCCGGGGACTGAAATTCAGTTAGGTGACTTCGGAACTAACACTGGGGTCAATACCGTACTGTCCTCTGAGTTTTTACAACTTGCACCGGGTCAGCGATACAGAACCCGTGTAACGCTAGCTGAGCCAATTATAAACCCACTTGACGTGCCTGTAGGTGCTTTTGTTGCACCAACATTTACGGCAGAGGGCGACCCATGGCTAAGCACAGATGTATACCATTGGCAGTTTGAAGGTATTGTTAACATTGCAGCATCCAGTTACACGCCAGAAAGAAACCCGATGCTGGACGAGGTTGTCACCACGTCCACAATATCTGCCGGAACTATTGAAACCATCATCGGTTTATACTTCCAAGAATTCAAATACGTCACGGGGTCTGGCTCTGTATTTGGGCCACTGTTGGAACTTGATAGTTCGCTACACGATTTGTGTTTGTATGAAGATTTCCAAGAAAGTGATTTACGGGTTTACATAAACGGTGAACGCCAATATGGTAATTTTGTTGAAATGGCCTCTGGTGTTGCGAGTGATTTCGTGGGCTCAGTTCAATTCAACCCCGATGTTGAAATTAGTGAAAACGACATTGTTCGAATTGAGCTTGGTGAATATGCATTGGAAGATATCGGTCGTAAGAATGTTACGGTCAGTACATCTTCTGGTCTTAAACAGTTTAACCTTGTAGACAATCGTCGCATCGAGCAAGTAAAAACTGAAAGATCACAATACCCATGGTTTAGTATTTACGATGTTGATTTTAGTCCATTTACCTTTGCTAGTCGCATATTTGTATATAACGAAGACTCGACGGGCGTTTACGAGCCCAATATCGATCAACGTATAGTGTTTGACCCTGTTGCGCGAGATTACACATTTGCACAAGAATTAATGGACGAAGATACTGAAGCATTATACGTATACCGTGACCTACGTGAATATGATGACGAGTTCCAGTCTATTTGGAAACGCGGAACCCATAACGAACAATACGTACCAATTCAAGCCGATGGTTTTTGGGAAATCCCGAACCAGCTATACTACAATGTGCAGCATGAAAACAAAAGCACAATCAGACTTACGGAAGTGTTTAGGCACTTTAACAGTATTGTGCAAGCTCAATCTGCACCGGGTATTGTCAATGATACCTTTGCTAATTTATTCCACCTAGACAACTCAGTAAATTATGGTTTGGGTGGGACTATTAAAGAACATAACGATGGGTTCGATACACTCATGTCTGCTATGTTTGTAAACAATGTCAACCCAGTTGAACTAATCCAGTTTGCAAATGACCGATATGATAATGGGCAAGTTACACTACGTGAGATTCTAGAAGATAATATTGGCTCTTATTTCTCACAGGCTGGTTTTGACAACCTTTCTGAGCTTACTGCATTTGTAGTTGACTCCACTAAAGATATATTTGAAAAAAATGATAGGCTTGATCAGTGGTTTGGAGATAGCGCCACATTTGACGAAGCGACTAATACCGGCGTTAAGAACTGGATCGCAACCATACCATTTCTCGGGTTAGCCCCCAAGGTAAAACCTTATTTGGTTCGAGACGACGTACTAGGTATACTTGAAATAGTGCACCATGATGGTCATCGCAAGGACGTAAAACTTAGTCCAGCTTCAATTGAATTATTGTACAATATAATTTCCAAAAATACAAATAATACAACACAGGTTGTTGCATCAAGCGGTGAAGCTTTTCCAACACTCGTCAACGGTACACTTGCCGCCAATGGTGACTTTTTAATTCGCACAAACACCACCGAGAAGACAAGAAAGCTATACCGATACAACACCCTTGCAACGTGGGAACTAGTCGAACTATCCTTACTTGTGGCGGATATTCTCCTACAAATTGAAAATGACTTGTACGACTTATTGTCAGATCAGGCTCTTCCTGAAAACTTCGTGTCCAAATACAATTTCTTAACGACACAGGAAGATAGTGCATATGATGGACAATTACGTGAAAGGTTCTCCCAATTCCTTGCTGAAAGAAATGTACAGGGTGCATTCGTTAATGCCGGTTACCGCCAGAACAACCCGTTCACATGGAACTACGGGTTCACGACCATTCAAGTTGACCCATTAACTGGTGGTAATAATACATCCGTTTTCAGTTCATGGGAAGCGCTATACGAGTCCGTGTTCCGCACACCATATCCGCACTTGGAGCCATGGAAATTACAAGGATATGATTCTAAACCAGACTATTGGGATACTCAATACCGCGACCCAACAAACGTCCGGCGTTGGAAAACTGTTATGTGGACGAACATACTTGATGGTATTATTCCTATTGGTCAAGTGGCACCTGATACAAACTTAGGAACTGGAACTCCATCACAGATTACAAATCTGTATAGTTATGTTCCAGTAAACATTGAAAGCACAAACACATCAGACGGGTATTTCCCAGATTCACTGTTACCGCCATATTGGAACAGTAACAATTCATCAAATCCAGCTGTTCGAAGCTTACATGATTCGGGTAACAATGAATTCGTTGTAACCCCAAGTGCGGGTTATGAATTCGGTCAAATTGGCCCAGAGGAATGGAATTGGAAGGTTTCATCACAACGCCTATATGATGAACTTATTGTAGCGTTCAAGATTCAGCCACTAAAGTTCTTAAACCAAACGTTTGGGCCTGAACTTATTGATGTTGCATGTTTACAGGTAGACGACCGTAGTAATAAGGTAGCAAGCCACCGTAACATCAATTTCCATGGTGATATTGTCAATGGTAACACCGTATTTAAGGCTAGCGGGCTTAACCAATGGTATGTTCATTACAACAGATACCGTGGGTTTGATGGTATTTCCTCCGAGTTCCGTGATCTGTGGCGAGATTGGGAAGCACCCCTAACATATCAATTCGGCTCGTTCATTAACACTCAAAACTTCAAGATTGGTTCAGATATATTTGATGTAACCGATCAGGATCGAGACATAATTTTCAAGAAGACATTGGGAATTCGTGACGTATGGCTTGATGGTATAAACGCTACAATGCTGTCCTCCCCATCGCGCTTCTCTTCTGAGTTTGATAAGGGCATTGGTTGGACTGTTGAATTCAAAAACACATCTCCCGTAGCTCGACCAATCGAGACATTCGGCGTGCAGAATTATCCAGTCCGCGTTACCTCCGGGGACGACACGTATAGGACATTCAGCTTCAACATTGAGGCAGTGGAACTTGAACAAAGCTTCGGCTATGATATAGTACAGTATAGTGAGACAGCGGCACCAACAGTTTCAACGGAACTAGCCAACGATACTACACCTTATTATGCCAGCGTATTGTTTGACGGAACTACGACTGTAAACTTGATTGTGTTGGGGCAAGATGCACAAACATTCGGTGACCTAGTTGACGTACTAAATTCACAACTTGGCTCGGCTGGCACTGCATTCATTGAGGATGGTAACCTTTATATCGCCAGTGATAAAATTGGTGGAAGTACCTTTGCCTCAATCACTGATTCTGGACTATTTTCTACTGTCAGTTCAAACTATCAGGGGACTAGTGGTAATCAGTTTAACTTTATCAAATTCAACAAGGTATTCTATGTCGAAGACGATCTTGTGCAGTATTTTAATCGCAACACAACATTCGAAATTAAAGACTCTACTAATTTCAACGGCACATATACTGTAGTTGTAGCATCATATAATACTGAAAGTCAATTAACACGCATTGAAGTTCAGGAAAATATTAGCATTTCAAACAGCGTAATCGACGGGGTTATTGAGCCTGACACCGCAGTTACATTACCGGATTCATGGGTTACGGGCACCGGACTATCTTGGGGTACAAATACTTCTCTACCCGCACCATTTAATGAAACTGACCTATTCTACATGATACGTGTAAATGATCGAGAGTTCAAGCTTTCCACTACACGTGATGGTGCATTAAATGGAAACCCCATTACCCCAACTAGTGTCCCTGACGGTATTTTCTACGTTGGTCGAATTAAGAACACGTTCACAGCATTCCAAGCTCGTGAAGTATTGGCGTATTGGAAACAGCATTACGTCGATAACCGAATAGTACGCACGTTACCCACTCCGGTAACAATTTCTGGTATACAGAACTGTATCGATTTCCTAAACGGATATTCTGCGTATCTTGAGAGTATTGGTTTTGTTTACGCAAACCCCGACGGCAATAATAGTGACCCTACAACCGGGCGTGAATATAATTGGCAACTAGAAACCGAATATTTGATCGAATTCCTATATACCGCGAGACGAACAGGACAGGAGATTCGCGAAGAATACGCAATTGCTCCAAACAATATTTCCAATAACTTTACTAGTCAAGAGACTATTGCATGGAATACTGGGACACGAGTAACGTTCAACAGTAGCAAGGGAACACTCCCAACCGAGTTCAACAATCCAATTGCGGATACTATTGGATACTACGTAATTCGCACGGCTACTCCGGGTATATTACAATTGGCGGCTTCGCGTTCAGCTGCGGTTAAAGGCAATGCTCTAACGTTTACTGATAACGGTGAAGGTGCGCTGAGTATTAGAATTTCACCAGAGACAAAGAGATTCCCATCTATTGATCTAAATCCACACAAGAATATGATATTCATTGATCATGATACTGGTGTTTTATCCAATGTACTGACTGGTTCTGATCTAGATGTACTCACCAATCAGCGAGTATATGATCAGGATGGTAGAAATCTTGGAATTACAGATGTTGCAGTATATCGTAAAGATGAAAGATCGCAAATTGAGCTAACCGGTCAACGCGTGGCGTCAAACGATACCAACACAACTACTGCCAGATACATGAGCGGTATGCATTTGTTCTTTGACGGATATGAGCATATTTTGCAATTCCAGAATTATAGCGTCAATGGTATATTGATTTACGATCCATTTTTGGGTATCAACACTCCTAGATTTGATGTTGAGTTCGATAAGCAAGATAAATTCACACTACGCCCAAATGTTGGCGGAAACGTTATCCTTGATCGTGGTCAGGTGCAGAATATTGAATCAGCAATTGAGTCTTTGCGCTTTGCATACAGTACCACGCAGAGCAAAGAAGGTGAAGTTATTGTAGAAAACGTCCGTAAATCTCTAGGATACGACGGACCTTACGATTATGCGGATGATCTTGGCATCACCGATAAATCACAATTCCTGTTTTACCGTGGCTTGATTCAGAAGAAAGGAACCAACTTTGCAGCTAATGCCTTTACAAATCAGATATCATACGACAACATTGAAGTAGATGAATTCTGGACATACCGAATTGATTGCTTTGGAGATTCTAAGCAGAAAATATATCCAGAACTAAAACTATCTGGCCGAGACGTTATACGCAAAGAACTACGCCTTGAATTCGTTGAACCATTTGGTACAGCTTCTGACACATCATTTGAAGCAGTTGAAATTGACAACGAATCAAGATGGTTCGAGCAGCCAGATCAGGTGGAAAAAATATCGCCGCGTGACAGATTCTATGTTAATCCGCGCATTATTGAAAGAATTGAAGATGTACGAGCAAACGATAATTATTTTGATTTCAATGGGGATGATTATTTGTTGCTTGAAGCAGCAGCCGACGCGGCATTTATCAATTTTGTATCATCTATTGGGCCACCCGTTGTATACCAACAGCTAGTAGAAGGCGTTGATTACGAGTTTGTTACAAACACTCTAATTAGATTTATCAACCTTCCGGTGAATTCTGGTGATACTCCAACCAATGTGAGTACACTGGCATATAACTATGATGCCCAAAACCCAGCTAAGATAATAAACACGCGAGCGGGCGAAGTAGAAACTGAAGTTCCTTTCTGGAATCCTCGTCGCCAACAGTACTACTCACGTGCAATCTATCCCGTCAACTTCAGGGTGGATGAAGACCCGGCTGGATACAGCAACCCGATTGCAAATGCAGTCTCTGCTGCTAACAATGTTTGGGATTCACGTTTCAATAACAATGTGTGGTTCGATATCAACTCCGAGGGGTATCTACCATTTGATGATCCAAATGTCCAAAGTGATTTGAATATTAGACTGCGAAATTGGGGCAAGCTAGCCGATTGGGCCACAATTAAACTATACCAATGGACGGAATCCGATGTTCTCCCAGTGGAGTACGATCAACTCTCATCCGAGCAAAACAGCGCTGGCCTATTGCCGATCAATGATAGAAAAACGGGGCAAGCACGTAAGGTTGTTTATCGTAATGACGGAACTACACTTGCACCTGTCTGGGTCGAAGAACGCAACCAACATTTTGATTTTGTTGCGGAAATGATCGATTCTACGGTACCGACCAACTTGGTGATATCTACGTCATATAGCGCATCGGGCCTTTCGTTTGACGTGGATGTGGACGTGTATGTAGACGGTAAATATGTAGAGTCAACGCAGTTCTCTACTAATGCCGATTTCGACACATACGCAGGGAATGTGGTAACTGGAACTGGATTGCCACAGGGTAAACTAATTCATATTGTTCTACCTGCTACGGTTCCAACGCAGTTACAACTAGACAATGTATCATATAAACTTGACACACCATACTCAACGATTAACCGTATCGATCCTGTGACCGGAAACGAGAAATTCACTTATTATTTCTGGGTAGAGAACCGTTTGTCTGATATTCAAGTAAAGGGTGGACCACTAGGAAGCACCACGCTTAAGACGATGCGTGAGCAGTTCGAGAATATACCAACCCCGTATATGATTCCGAACAACGTTGTGGACCTAACAGCTACTTCTTATGCTGATTTGTTTGACACAAACAGTCCAAAGCGCGAAGACACCGTGTCTTATGAGTTCCCGTTTGTCTACAACCAGCTAATTATTAAAGGGCTGGCAGAGCGTGTACGAGCGGATGATGCATATACGTTGCGATTTACACGAGACTTCACGTTACGTGATAACTTGGCTAATAATGATCCCAGTGTAAGTGAGCTTCAATTAAAGAACCTTCATTGGCAGTGGAAACTATTCCGAGAGAAGCAGTTTACCAAGATTGACCGCATTCTATGGAATGCTATCACTGAGTCTATTCTCGGATTCCAATACGATGGCTCACCATTGTTGGATATTACGCCTACTCCAACACCGAGTATTACACCAACCGTATCACCATCACCATCTGGAGTTGTTGGGACGCAGACACCTACGCCTACCCCATCAAATACGGGTACGCCGTTCCCTACGCCGACACAGCAGGCAACGCCAACCGTAACTCCGAACCCTACGACAACACCACCGGTTACGCCACCCAACACACCGGGGCCAACTTCGACGCCTGCTCCTACACCACCGGTTACACCATCGAGAACACCGGTTGTTTCACCAACACCGTCACCTGCAGAGGTTCTTGGTTTGTTCTTCCCGTCAACAGGTACAGTATATTCGGGAGATATTATTGACCAACACAATGTGTTCGATCCGCAACCGGCCAGCACAGGCATGCAATTTACACGTACTGGGATTAACCCGGAAAATTCTGTAATTGTTAGAGGTGTTGAACGTTATAAATGGATGAAGCCAATTGGTTTCCCGAGTAGCCCATATGAAATCAGGGTTTCGGTTAGTAGCGGGGCATTTACCAGTGGAAGTGCAATAAATACTTGGATAGACCTCGGAACATTCAGCCCTGCATGGTCGATAACACAAAATGGTATTGGTGCTCGTGCGGTAAGTGGTACGGTGCAGATAAGAGAAAAATCTGGTGGGGCTATAGTCCTAAGTAGGGATTTCTCGTTTAGTGCAAATGTCTCTGGTGATAGTGGTGGTGGCAAAGTTCGCGGCAGGTCGATTAAACGGATTCAATAATGACTGATCAGACAAAAATTCTACCAACTCTAGAGCGAGTACTCTATGATGAAATGTTTGGGACAGACACTCGCTTTGGTCTGGGACCTGAACAGATTTTTGTTGACCCGGATTTGGCTAAGTCTACTATCGTAGCTATACTCACGAACACAAATCGTAATTTTGTCGGTATTGATATCGATACGTTCGTTAATACTCAGGTTAACTTTGATACTCCCGAAGATATAATTGCAACAATGGGTGCAATTTATGATAACTTTCAGGTCGAAGATGTAAACTATATTTTCTTTCAGGTATTACAAGATGCATTTGTAAACAAAATGAAGTTTAAAGAGATATTCAAAACTTCTTGGGTTGCATTACAGGTTAAAAATAATGTAACGGCACCACGGATTGCGCCGCAAGTCGATTCTAATCTTCAAGAGGGTGGGACTTGCTTTGTGGAATCACCACAAGTCACACCATCTCCGACTTCTTCACTTACACCAAGTGTTACACCATCATCGTCTGCGGTTACGCCAACACCAACACCAACGGTGACGCGTACAGCGACTGTGACGCCAACGAACACGGCCACACCAGCGTTGACGCCAACGAACACGGTTACACCAACGTTGACACCAACTAACACTGCAACGGTTACACCAACCGTAACGCAAACAGCAACGGTTACACCAACTGTGACGGCTACTATTTCGTTGACACCAACTGTGACCCCGACCGTAACGCAAACAGCAACGGTTACACCAACTGTGACGGCTACTATTTCGTTGACACCAACAGTGACACCAACGTTGACACCAACGAGTACACAGGACCCTACTTCGACGCCGCAGCTAACCCCAACGACGACAATTACACCTACTGTGACACCTACTGTGACACCAACGGTTACTGCTACTGCGACGCCGCAGCTAACCCCAACGACGACAATTACACCTACTGTGACACCTACTGTGACACCAACGCCTACACCATCGGTAACGCAGACTGTAGCTGTTTCGGCTACGCCTGCACCAACGATCACACCGACGGTTACGCCTTCGAATACGCCGCCTGTTACGCCACCTCCAACGCCTACCCCGTCTGCATCGCCATTTGCTGTGACAACGGGAACATTGGGTGTGGGTGTGGATTCATCCAAGACGAGTACCACGTATGGCTATGGTGAATTTATTGGTTCACTGAGCAATACAAGCTTCAGGGGCTATACCATCACTGGTGTTTTGTGGAACACAGTTACCAATACGATAATGAGCATAACGCTAAATGCGCCTAACCTTGGTTCTGGCTTCATGGACCTTGTTACATACAACGGTCAATCGGACGTTACGCGCTCTGCCTATACAACGGACGGAAGTTCTACCAGTACCTATGTGTTCACCTTCAGTGGTGCGTTGCCTACAAGTGGTTCTTCTTCAATTACTATCAAGGGTTCATAAATAAATACACCAGAGGTATCAAAATGAAGTACAGGCACATATCAGGCAAGATTTATGAAGCAACCGTGTTGGGTCAGACCATCATGGTTGAATACGATGGTGACAACCCGGAAGAGGACGTTACTTCGATAGCTGTTGATCGGGTGTTAAACCACGAACACACAGAGTATCGAACTAGTGGAATGAAACACGGGTTATTCGATACACAAACCGGGTCCGATGAAGAAGTTATCTGATTGGGTCCAGACAATCTGGTTGTTGCTTCATGACTACGGTAGAACAGACCAAGTTTTCCGGCTTTATGACCTTACCCCCAGATTTATTCAACGCGGTCTAGTTCGCAAGCTTTCCCGCTACCCGGAAGGAAAGAAGTTGCTACGTGGTGACTTCAACACGGTAGCGGGTTTGATGCAGGACCGTGAATACCTACAGTCTTTCCCTGAAGGCTCACTAGGCCATGCACTAGGACAGTTGCAGCTACCCAACCTCTAC